GCCCTTTAGCCTCCAATTTATCCGCCTCATTTTTCGCGGTGTCCTGACGTGTTTTTAATGCTTCCGCCTGTTGCCGGTGGTCTTCTTGCATTGCCTCCAGCATTTCCGCCGATACAATTTCCGATGTTAAAAACATATGCTGACTATGCCACAACGCCGGATCGTCTTTCTTTTTTATGCTGTGATACTCAACAAAATGCAACCTTTCGTTTTTTTCGCGCTCGGCCCGGTCAAAGCACCAATAACCTCCACCTTGGGCCGGAGTCCGCTCCTCTAATATTACCAGATCACGCGCTGACCAGCCCATATTTCCACCCCAGCGCAAGACCGTGCCAATCGGCAAGCCCTTGCCCGCTGATTCGTCAATCGGTAACATTTTACCACTGCGGCCAATTTCATACATTTTGCATGTCGTTGTCATTGTCTTTACCTCCATGTTCCCGGCGCGCGCCGGGTGGTTTGTTATGCGTTTCCGATGTAATAATGATCTGTCCGCTGATAGTCCAGCCGGTCAACTATCATATAGCGGCTATTGTTATGGATACATGTCCCGACCTCACGGGCCGTCCCTTTTTTAATTGCCTTTTTTGCCGTCTGTTTTTTAATGATCATTTTCCGCCCTCCTTGTTTTTGTTCCCCGCCCGCGCGGGAGTTGTTTTGTTTTACGCTTGTATATTTTTATTTTCATTTTTCATCCATTTTTGTGATTGATCGTGATCTTCATTTTCTTCCTCCTATTTTTTTGCTTCTGTTTTGTTGTTACTCGAACTTAATGTATTGCGCATCGCCCCGGCAGTATATTGTGATCTCGCGTCCATCCGGCGGATGCTGTGCCAGCCATTTTCGCAGATATTTCGTATCAGCTAAATCACCGCCCCATTGCCCATGCAATTTTTCGTCAAACGGCGAGTTGCTTTCACGATCCCAGTATATTTCAATAGGCTCGCCGCATTGTCGGACAGACGCAATGGCGTCCTTCAATTTTTCGTTCATCTCTTCATTGATTTTCATTTTTGTTCTCCGTGTTTGGTTAGGGTTTAACTTTACGCTTTCATATAGAGCATTTACCGTGCCATGTCTAACTACTAATTTACAACCTCGTTGATTACCAAGTATTTACGTCGCATAAATATTTTTTACTCAGAATTTCAGACGCTTTTAATGCCAATTTTATTCTCAATTTCTAAAATGATTTCGCAAACTTGAGAATCACGTAGCAATATAATTATAATTTTTCCCGCAAAAAAATCTTGACTCAATTAAAAAATCTGGTATTGTGTGCCCAGATATGAATATTAATAATCAACCCGGAAGCACCCCCTTGACTGATGATAAATTGGAAGCGTTTGTTATTGCTCTTTCTAAAGGTCAATCGCAAAGGTCTGCCTATAAAGAGTTTGTAAGCCAAAATTGCACGAATAAAACAGCGGAACAAGTATCATCTCGTATTGTCCACCGTTCCCCGGTCAAAGAAAGGCTTGCTTTTATCAAGGTTCAGTCAAAACACTTGACTGGCCGACTTTTAAGGGATGATTTACGCAATGTTTTACAGGTTATTGCCAGAACTGGCAATGATATTTCAAAAATTGCCGCTGTGAAACAGTTAAAAGACTATGACGATGAGGATAAACGCGTCCAGGCCGCCCAAGCTAATCTTGATCCTGCAGTGATTGTCCAGCATATCGCCCGATATCCTCACCGGCCGCCCGGCGAGGACCACATCCGGGCCTGCGTGGAGAGGCTGGCCAGCCTGCTCTGCGTGCCGCTTGCCCGATTGGCGACAGCCTGCATGGATAGGGCAGACGCCCCACCTTCTGAGCCTACCGTTGATAACTCGTTGCAATCTAATACGTTGCAACAAGTAGACAATAATAATCCTTCAATTATATAACTCTTTGATTGTAAGAGGATTATATTCGTTGTCATAACTGTTATTATGAGACGTTGCATGACCGGCACAGGGGGGGGGAGGGGGGAGATTCAAAAAACAGGGGTATCCCCTATATATACTCATTGCGGGATTTTTTGAAAAATGGGGATTTTTGACATATTTTCGTTGTGATCCAAACTTTAGACATATATATATAGATTCCTGACGGCTGACAAGAGATATACACCTTATATGACACAAATGAATATATATAGAGTAATAAGAGGATAGATTACGGCAAAGTAAGCGGTATAATACAACAAATTGTTTAAACTACTCCGATAAGTCGTGTCAGCCGTCAGCCAACGGGACATCAAAGGCAGGTGGTTCAATGGTCCAAATTCGGCTACGTTCGGTATGTTTTTGGGTAAATCGGCCGGGAAATTTTTTAGCAAGGCGACCGAGGTAAGTGCCGGTGGCGTTTCCCCATGAGAGCAATTTACGGGATTCGTGTTGCATATCGCCATTTGAGGTTAATTTTACTTCAAGGTCTTCGGACGTGCCTATCCAAGTGGTTGGTATAGGTTCGCCGAATATTTCCTTATCAATGATAGAAAGAAGGCGGAATTCTGGAGAAAGAGCGTCAATTTCGCGCAAGATATTGATATGGTGCATTTTATCAATACCATAGCGTTGAGATTCTTTAGATTGGCGAATATTTTCTGGTATTTGCCATTGGCATAGGTAATAAAGGAATGCTGGCAGTTCTGATTCTAATTGTTTCCAAAAGGCTATGCGTTCATCGTTTGTTTTCGATTGCATAGGCATTTCAAAATTGGATGCTTTAAAAATCATCAATTTATCTTCCATGCTATTATCTATTGGGGGCAAAACCATTAAATTTTCTGGTTCATCGTTGAGCGAAATTGTAAGCCGCCAGAACGGGGTAAGTACAATGGCTTGTTTATGTTTTTCGTGGCAACGTTGGGTATCAGAACCAGCAATTTGTTTAATTTGTGATCCAAAAGCGCGGCGGACGCGAAGATCAGTATTAGCCGGTTCATCTTCTATACAAAGATGTTCAGCTTTAAAAAGGTCTCCATTAAAGTCCGTCGAGGCAGTCATAAAAGAGTAAGGTTTTTCAGAACGTCCGCCAATAATTTTTGTTATAAGTAGCTGAAGAAGTGATTTGCCACAGTTATGAGGCCCGCAAATAGCGAGAGCTTGACCAGGACGCAATTTACCAGACGACACTGATTCGTAGGCAATTTTTAACCATCCGTAGAGAAACTTTGGCTGGTCGTATTTTTCATCATAAAGCAGTCCTTGAATAAGTGATTCAATGGTTTTCCATTCGCCAAAGGCAGGAGTAATTATTTTAGGAGATTCGGTTACAAGGACTCGATTTCCATTTATTTCATAAAATCCTGATTTATAGCCAGCAAGCGGACCTGCGTAGTCAATATCGCGCGTATCGCGTAGTTTGATGATAAATTCGTCTGCTTCTGATATATTTTCGCCTTTTTGGGTGCGAGTATTCATGCCACGATAGGCTAATTCCTTACGGAATTGTGTTTCGGTAAGAGCCATCCAAGATTTGCGTTTATTGCGGAGCAGGTATTCTTTTGAGTATTTTTCGTAGTAAAACTCCTCTATGTTTTGTGATGGCTCATGTTGTTTAGGTGGCGGTATGGGGGGAATTAGGTTTAGTATTTCGTCTTTTATAGCTTGCGGTTCTTGTGCATCGCGGGCTTCAATAAAGTCATGGATGTCGCCTTTTTCTGGCAGTCCGGGCAGTTCTAAAATGCGGACGCTTTTGGCTATGTTTTTGAGCGATTTTTCAACGATAGAGACGTGTTTATGCCCGGGTTCGTCATTGTCTGGAAGGACAATAATAACAGCGGTTTTCAACGAGTCAGAATAAGAATCTCGCCATTTACCCGCGCCGTCTGGAGAACAAGTAGCAACGAGTCCGATGGATTCGGCGGCGTGAACTGCCTTTTCACCTTCGCAAAGAAATATCTGTTTACCTTCTTTGATGGCCGTCAACACTTGTGGCAAGCGATAAATTACACGTAGCGTTCCATTCATATTCCAAAGGAATTGGCCGATATTGTCGGGATCCGGGCGGCGTTGCATAAAGGTTTTGGGTTCGTAGCGAAGTTTTTGGAAAAGCAAGTTTCCATCGGAGCCAACGTAATCATAGATGGCAACAAGTTTTTTTTGTGGCGGTGGCGTTTCAACTGGATTCTGCTTTTCTAAGAATAAATCAGAGAGTTTTAATCCCTTTGCGGCCAGGACTGCTTCGGTGGAACATCCGGCTAAACACTTGATTAAGGTGCGCCCATCGGTGCCTATTCCGATTGAGAGGGATGGAGTTTTATCGTCGTGCGCGGGACACCGGGCAATGTATTGATTTTGATTATTACCGGTTGGTTTAGCGTCAAACAGTCTGGTGATTTCAACGATGTTCATACTTTACCTCGCAGTTTAAGGTAAATTTGGCAGGCGTCAAAGGGGTGCAATCCCGAATATTTAAGTATTAAACGTAGGATTTTGCGGTATTTGTTCATTTAACTTCATAAAAAAACCACGCTATGGCGAGGATTTGAATACGCGATACCAGTTGTCTTCGTCAGACAGAGGATTTGCGTCAAGTTAGTTTCCGTCCCTTGAATCTTGCCATAGCGGGTTTGAAAACAGATTACATGTCTCTGGTATCCTTCATTCATACCGGCGAATATACCATAAGCCGGGAAAATGTCAACAAAAAACTTTTACTTATTTTCAACTTGATTTTTCTGAACGGATTTGATAGAGTGTTGGCGATGAAATATAGTAAAGGCGTGGCTGTTTTTCCGAATCAATGCGAGCCATTAAACATGGCGCGGTATTTTGACATGCCGGAAGAATTTTACGACTGGCAAGCGGAGTTGTTGACCGAAGTTGCCAAGCCAAAATCGCGGGTTGCCGTAAGCACATGTAACGAAAGCGGCAAGACTTCATTAATTGTTCCGTTGCTTGGATTGTCAGTTATGGCGGCGTTTCCAGGCTCAACGGTGGTAAGCACGGCTGGTGCGGAAGAACAAATCAAGGGACAGTTGTTCAATTATATTACTTCTAAATTGCGTAGTTATACTGACAAGGGATGGAAGGTTACTGAAAGCGAATTGACAGTTCATGCGCCTGAAATTGATGGGTTACGAAGCCGCTGGATTGCGCGTGTGCCGAAAGACGCATTAACGCTTGAAGGTTATCATGGGAGTTGGAAAAAAGGGCATTGGTGCCCGATCTGCTTTATCATTGATGAGGCAAAATCGGTAGATAAGTCTATTTTTGAAGCGGCATGGCGCATTGATCCTGACTGGTTTTTGGTGATTTCAACGCCGGGTGAAGATGCGGGACCATTCTTTGAGGCAATGGAAGACGTGGTTAAGGGCGGAGATTCAGCGGGGCATTACAAGTCAAAAGATGGACTGTGGACATACCGGCGCAGAATATCTTGGGAAATGTGTCCACATTTGCTCACACCGGAAAAACTGACTATCCGGCAGGCATTGATCCGAAAGCACGGTGAGAACAGTTCATTCATTAAATCATTTCTTGGTGGCGAGTTCTGGCGTGATAGTGACGAGAATTATGTATTCACAAACAGGGATGTTGATTTAATCCGCAATGCAATGCGTAATGATGAAATCCCGATCAAACATGGTGATATACGCGCCGCGTTGGAGTTTTCAAGTGGCGGCGATGAACAATCAATCGGAATCGTCAATGGCAATGAGATTGTTTGCTGGGAACAATTCAGGGAACAGAACACCGCTAATCTGGCGCGATTGTTCATTGAACGATTGCAAAAACACAAAGTGCCGCCGTGGAATTGTAATGCTGATAGTGGCGGCGTGGGACACGCCATAATTTATAATATGGAAGATTTGGGGTATGGTCCGATTAACCGATATATGAATAATCAGACATCCATTGACACCAAAGAATATGCGGATAGAATGACCGAAGATCATTATCGTTTTAAGGAAAAACTGGATAAGTATTCGCAGATAATCCGATTACCGAATGACCCGGTGTTGTTCAAGCAAATCCGGCAACGTAAAAAAGGGCAGGATGATCACAACAGGGTAAAACTTGAACTGAAACCAAAACATCGATCAAGAACAGGGGAATCGCCGGATAGATTAGATACTTTAATCATGCTTTACGCCGATTGGGAACCGCCACCCGAAGAAAAACAGAATAATCCCGATGAAAATTACGTGAGCAAGTTGGAGGATGAAGCGCGGAAACGCGGCGGAAGTGATCGTCCGTTTATGGACATGATTGTGCAACCCGATTTGGCGGAACTTGACCAAGAAGCGAAAGGTGCAATTTTGACTTGACATTTTGAAGAGAATAGTGTATAAGCAGGTAAAAAGGGGAAATTATCAAATGATACAAAAAACAAGCGGTGGATATAAAGTCGTGTCTCATAAAGGACGTAATCTTGGTGGCCCCTATAAAAGCAAAGCCGTTGCCCAGAAACGCCTTGCACAAGTCGAAATGTTTAAGCACATGACAGGAAAAAAATGATTGATAGTGAAACCAGAAAGGACCTGAAAACTTACGAACAGACTATGCAAGTCGCTGTCGATTTCAATGAACCTTTTTTTGAACTCGCAACGCGCTTGTATGAATTATGGCGCGGTAAGGTTCCCGATGTTCTTGATCGCTCCTTTTCTAAAATCATGCTGAATGTAGGCCACGCAATGGTGCAGGATCGTATCCCTAAATTCAAAGCGAATATGTTTGGAAGCGATGATTTTGTCTCACTTGAGGCAACCACACCAGAATTGGAAATAAGTGTTGATGACGCTGAAGCATGGCTTCAAAATATGTTTCGGGATGAATCAAAACTGAATATCATTGCCGAGATTGAACCGACGTTGCAAAGTGTGGGCGCGATTGGAACTGGCTATCGTATGCCATGCTTGAAACATGTAAAGGTTGGTAAGCGATGGGAGCCGATAATTCTTTCCAAAGATATTGACTTCTTCCAAATACTTCCAATGCCTGACGGTGGCTTGGTAAATCCTATTGACCGTTATTCCGAGGATGCCGTTTCAGGTTTTTTTCATATTGACTGGATGACCAACGATCAAATTAAAGCATTAAAAGAGTATGAAGGATTTAATAAAACAGAGGCCGAAGAACTTTTCAAAACAAAGGCGGGCGAAGACCGGCAAGGATTAGAAAACGCACTTGAGAAAAAATACGATATTGTTGGCGGCGTGGCATACCAAAGTAAAGGTGATTGGCGCGAAAAGATGTCAGCAGTTGACGGATTACAGGGAAGGCGTAGAATTGTTAATTGGTTTCGACGCGATAGCTGGTGGATTATTGCACAAGACAGATTCGTAATTTACAAAGGCCCGAATCCGATGGGCGATAGCGGATTATTGCCGTTGGTTAAATATGTATGCACTCCTGATTTTAAGTCATGGCATGGCATTGGTTCGCTGGAAATGCTTGAAGATATGCTCCACGCTATCTTAATGAATTTCAATTATCGCATGGATTATCTGGCAAAAGCGATGTTCCCTACGAAGTGGATACGCAAGGACGTTATGGCCGGACAACCAAAGTCCGCTTTTTACGACCGTCCTTATGCCGTGCATCAGTTTCCGAATGTAGGGCAACCAATCAGCAATCTTGTGTGGATTGACCGTATGCCGGAAATAAATAATCAAACGTTCATGGAAGAAGACCGGCTCAAGGCTTTTGTGCAGGAAATATCTGGATTGCCAAATTATTCTAAGGGGATGGGTGGACAAGGGACGCTTGGTAATGAAACCGCAACGGGAATCGTGTCATTAATTCGTCAAGCCGCAGGAAGGATTGACGCTGAAAGCATGATGCTTGAATATTCAGGGTTGGCGCAGGAAGCACGGTTGTTATTGGCGTTGGCCGCAAAGCATATTACCGAGCCACAGATGTTGAGAAATCCACGGAGTCCTAATGGATTCAGGTGGTCAATGGTGGAT